GAAGCGGCATTGTTTTTGAAAATAAAGCTAAGAAGCCTGTTTTCCAAAAAACTGGTTGCTGCATTTGCTGTTGCCATCGTTTCTACTCCTTATGTGCGGGGGCGGTCTGGCAAACCCCTACGGTAAGAGTCGCTGTTCTCTCTAGCTTCTCCAAGATCCTTAAAGCGAGTCACTGCTTCAGTAAATTGTTTTTCATACGATTGAAGTATGTCTGGCTCGCCTTTCATATAAATATACGCTTCATATAAAGAACCGTAAAGCAAAGCGTTAGGAGCGTTGGTGCTCAACCAGGTAGTGCCGCTTTCTGCCCCAGCGGTTAAGGACGTTGGTCTGTAAAAATAATGAAACTCACAAACATAATTACTGTCCGGGGTCGGACCCAGAATCATGTTATCAACATCAAAACGTGCGTAAAAACGTGGCGTCCCCGTAGTCGCTGAGTTGGGGTTAAACTCTTGGATGAAGTTAACGTCCTTTTGAAGCAAAAACTGTTTGTTGTTACTATTGGTTATAGATAAAGAAAAAGAAGCAAGAAAGTCTGAGGGTAAAGCTAGAAACGGATCATTTTGCGTAACTGCACTTGTAGCGTTTTTCCGAAAATACTCCAAATCCACTAAGTAAAAAAGACGATCTTCTGCGGCACGAATGAAATCATCAAGATTTGATACAAAAGTAGTTTCCGTGTTATCGGTGTACTCTTGTATGGCAGTTTTTAATTGTGCAAACGTATATGCCATTCATGCCTCCAAGCTCACCGGCCCAACAGTCGCATTTTCACCTCCCCCACGTTTACCACCCGTGGTGGCCGTGCCGGAGCTAGCCGTGAAAGTATAGGTATCCGTGCTGATAACCGAGATCGTGTATCCAGAACTATTTTCCAAAACCGTCGAACTAAAACCATCAAACCCATTTGCCTTTCTAAAACGTACTGTGTTACCCGTCGTGCGGCCATGATTTGTTTCTGTGACTGTAATTACTGCTGAGCCTGCGGAACCAGAAAGAAAAGCGTTTTTTTTCAAAATTTGCTGAACACTTGGTTCTGTCCTATCTGGTCGCGCATCTTTCAAAGCCTGTGGATCACTTGTAATTCTAAATGGCCCAAGCTGTGGATGTTTAGCTTCATACTCATCTCTGCCAACAAGAAGACCATTCCACTCACGCCGCATTTGTTTATACCTGTACCTCTGACCCGATCTATCAGAGACAGCATAAGCATTTTTTCCTGAAGCAAATTTAGACATCATCCAACCCTAAAATATTCAAGACTTGGAGTAATTGTAAAGGACGCACGATCTCTGTCTTCAGCTTGTGCTCGATCAAACTCTTCTTCATACACTGCTTTTAGAAGCTGAACTCGATCAGGGGCTCGTTTCATGCTGAGGTAATAAGCAAGACCCGCAGCTAAACAAGGATAAAAACGGAAGGGTACATCTACGGTATTGACCGGCGAGTCCGCATCTTCGATACGAGTTAAACAATCAAATTTGAGGACGTCAGTAGAATTTTCAGGCGCAGGCCATACTTTGATTTTTGGTGTAATCTGTCTGTCAATAAAAAATTGTGTAGGACGCCCGGTGGTTGTTTTTGAAGGAATGTTAAGGTAAGTGTCACGACTAATTCGATCCATTGAAAAATCGACAGAACTTCGTGTCACAACCATTGAAAGGACATCGATCACATCTGCACCGAGATCGTAATCAACGTCATTTGCCGTAACAGTCTGTGTGCGTTGCGTAACAGTCCACTGATTTAAACCTCTATTTGCCCAATCGGCAAAAAGTAAATTCAAAGATCTACGGGCAGTTTGGAGATCATAACCAGTACGGACCTCAAGCCCGCAACGCTCAAACGCTTCCTCGACATAATCAGCGACGTCGAGTTCAAAATTAGTTGACCCCGAGGTTGTCATTTGTCACCACCCGCATACAAGTTATCAAAAATCTGGTTGATATCTAATGTATAGTCTAAATCAGATTTTGAATAGTGTATGTGTTGCGACGGCAAGAAATCAGGCGCTCCCTCACCAGTTTCAAACCAAGCTGGATGTGTGACGCGAACGCGGTTATTAGGCAAAGCTACAATATTTCCTGTCCAATCACCGGCATCTAATAGTTCCAGAACATGACTTTGTTTATGTTGCGCAGGATCATCTGCTATTTCGCTCTCAGTGTAATCTACGGTGAATAGATACTTTGCGGGGTACAGATCACCATCAATTTTAGCTAACCAGGGGCATGGTTGAGCTCTTGCCATGCTGTAAACAGCGTGAGTATGAGACATACAATCCCAAGGTTGGGCAGCGTGGACGGGCATCGGATCCGGCCATCTTTCAAGGGGCGTGTCACCAACTAAAGCGGTAATAGGCATCCTTGCCCACATTGCCCCACCGTGGACATTTGGATCTTCCGTGTCATCTACTTCACAGCCGGTGAAAATGAGCTGAAAAGATAAACAACGATTCGGCAACGTCGTCACAGCAATTGCCATTGCATGTAAAAAGTCACCGTGATGACGCTCGTGATTACAAGTGTACTCACGACGAACCCAACATTTGAAATGCGGAATGTTGCTTTGCAGGTAAGGCATGCCTTACTTTTTTACACGGCCCCCGCGCTTCATCTTCTTTGCGACGCCGCCACGAGCCATGCCCTTTTTCTTCATTGCCGCACCACCGTTACGCATCTTCATAACTTTTTTAGCTGCACCTCCGCGTGCCATGCCTTTTTTCTTCATTGCCATGCCGCCATTCTTCATCTTTACCGGCGGTTTTTTTGCAGCACCTCCACGCTTCATTTTTTTGGCAGCGCCTCCGCGTGCGTAACCTTTCTTTTTCATAGCCATAATTCACCTCATGCTTGAGTTACGGACCCTTTGGTCCTTTTTCTGCGATTTGACATTACTGCCCCGCAACCTTTTGCGACAGCCGTACCTTTGATACGTTTGCCACGAAACGGTCTTTTAACTGGCCCACCATTAGCAGCTGTCATAACTTTTGCTGCTTTGGTATTTGAAACGACCGTTTTTCCTTTTTTACCAGCTTTCTTTTTTTTGCGAGCTGTCGAAGCCCGTTGGCTTTGTGACAAACTTTGTGCTTTTGCCCTTGGTAAACAACGATCAGGATTTTTTTTATCTTTTGACGTGCCGCATTTGCCTTTAATCTTGCCGTCGCGCCCAATCCGCACCCAATCTTGATCAAGCCATTTTTGTAGCTCGCCCATAATTACCTCTTTTTACGAGATGATTTAACGAGAGAAGACAAAGTTCTTGCTTGTTTAGCATGCGCTCTCGATGCCTTACGAAGCTTGCCAGCAACTTTTTTTATCTTAGCTTTCTGAGGTGCCTTCATACTTACCGCCCACGTCTTTTGCCGCCTTTTGATTTTTTGGCATAGTTAGGATCTTTACAGTACTTTGACGCCGCAAGATTTGCGTATGCGCTTGGATAAGTATCAAACGTTCGTTTTGCCCATGCTTTGCCTTCGGGACAAATTTTTGAACCCTTACTTTTCTTGCTTGCCCTGCCACCATTTTTCATATAGGTGACTCCAGGCTTGCGAGGTTTTGCACCCGCACGGACCTTAGACGTAACCTTTGGGAAATCTGATCTCATCATATCAGTTGCTCCAATCCTGCGGCTAAAACAATCAAAACCATGATGCCCCACATCCGAGTGTCCAAAGACTTGAGTTTGTCTTGGATATCGGAATACCGTTGACTGCAATCGGCTTCGTGTTTTTCTAACAGTTTCAAAACATCTTCTGCTTTCATATCAACACTTCCACCTTCTACGAGCTTGACGCAGTCTTGAATTAGGGTTTTTCGCCGCCTTTGGGAATTTTTTCATTTGCCCCGCAGAACGTGCGCAAAAAGACTTTCTACGTTTTGCGGCTTTGCTTCCCTTCTTAACCTTACCTGTGACTGCTGTCTTGAGCTTACTTCCAGGGTTTGCCCTTCTATAAGCCGCAACACCGGCTCTGGTCATCCCCGCCCCAGCTTGTGTGGGGCGGAAATTCTTTTTGTTGCGCGGCGGCATTTTTGCCTTACGCCTAGCCACGTTTCACCTAGTTAAAAAAGAACGTCACTGCTGTGATGTTGGTTAGAGTCCCAACAAAAATGTCGGTCACTCTTATACCTTCAGCAGGAATGTTCACAGAGTGTGTGTCTGAAGCATTAAAATCTAGGTCCAGGACCGTAGCGCCGCCAGAGCCATCTGTAACGGTGAGCCGTGGAGTTCCAGATGTCGTTTTCAACTGTATCTGCCTGATACGAGCGGGACCAACACCGAGTGAACCTGTGCCAGTAATCCGTTTCGTTTTAACATCAGAGCCCGCCATAGCTTACCCCTTTTTCTTTTTTGCAGCCTTCTTTACAGGCTTTTTACCGCCGTTGAGCTTACCCATGATAAGCCCCTTACGATACAGCAGCAGAGAAAGGAGTGGCTTCAGATCCGGTTGCGGCACCACGAGCGACGACAGAGAACACGTTTGAGGCTACGTCTTGAATTTCAATCGTACCCCCAAGAATACCGCCGGTAGTCGTTCCATTTAGCGTAATCGTGTCACTGGTCGCGGCAGTCTCAAAAATGGACGCCGTATCCGCGCTGTCATTAGCCACAATCGCTAGACCAGCCATCGTGTCATCACCGTTGGCTACCTGAATTTTGTAGCTGTTTGATGTGACGGTAGTGGCTACAAAAAACCTGTAAATGTTCCCTGTCCCGCTAGCCGCCGGTAAAGTAACAGTCGCACCGCTTGCTACGCCCAAAACCATTGTGCGGCCTGCGTTAGCGGCAGATGTCAGCGTTACGTCAGCAGCTACAGATACGAGAGAGTCCGATCCCGAAATGAAACCGGCAGTAGAGGTCACGGGACCTGAAAAAGTGGTGGAAGCCATATTAGTACCCCTTGCACAAGGTTTCGCTTTGTAGTCCGTGCAATGTCAGGTGGGCATGATCCTGTCTACAAAGCTGATGTGAAGCCCAGAAACACTGTATAACAAAAAAGAAAGGGCGGCAATAGTGCCGCCCTTTCGCTAGGTCGTCCAACAACAAGATGATTATGCGCCGGGTGTACCGAAAACGCAACGCCAATCTGAAACACCGAAGCTGTAACGCTCGCGGCTTTTGAAGCGAGTGTTGCCAGTGTCAAAATCACCCTCAAGAGCGGTTTTGATTGGTGAGCGATTGAAGTACTTGAAGCCATTCGGAGCGTCCGTCTTGATGAAGAAGGCATCCGTATCGGTAAGGAAGTGATTAACCACCGCACCGTCCGGAAGCATACCCATATTACGGATCGCGTTGGCGTCGTTATCGGCGGTTCCAACACGAAGATTGGAGTTCATTACCCGCTCCGCAATGAATTGCAGTTCTTTCGGGATAATCAACTTCATACCACGAATAGCGACTTTCAGGCCACGCTCATCAGTAATACCAGCAATATCGATCAGCATCTGCTCCAAGGAAGTCTCATTGAGATCCGCAGCAGTTGACAAAAGATTGCGCTGGTTACCAGTAAGGGACGGGTGAGAAGACGAGCATAGTGCTGCGCCATCACCAATCGGGCTACCGGTACTGAAAGCGTTGTTAAGAACAGCAGCAGCTTTAATCTGCTTAGTCTGAGCCATCGAGCGGGCAAGAGCCTTTGTATAACGCGCCGCGAGGCGGTCATACAAATTATCTTCTATAGCTTCTTCCGTAATCGAAAACGCAAGAGCAATAGTCTCGTGTGTATAACGAGCCGTGAAAGTCTCTTGTGCATCATCGAAGCTAATAGTTCCGCCCTCGGATTTGACCGGAGCCGTTCCAAAGCCACCGAGCATCACCTCTTCTTCGAAGGCACGATCCGAAGCTTCTTCGTCGTAGATTTCGGCATGCTCGTTTTCGTAACGATCATACTCAAGGCCAAAAAGAGCATTCAAGCCAGGCTCAAGCTCTTTCGCCAGTTGTGCGCGAGAAATAGCCATTTACAAGCCCTCCTTAAATACCGGTGTTTGCAGCGGTGCCTACGGCAGCTGCAAAACCACTGTTGAAATGGCCCAGGAGTCGGACAATGTATTGGTGACCGACCGCAGAATAATCCACGTTCGCGTCATCCTCATAGAGACCAACAATACGAACATCCAACGTTGCCGTTGTTGCCGCGGTGCTGATATCCAACATGTCGCTCGATTGACCGGTGTTAGTGCTGCCACTATTCACAGACGCCATTGTTGCGTTTGCAAAAACGTCTGCTAGGGCAGTTGCACGATCTGTATTCGTGCCGTCAGCAACAACCACAAAAAGCTGCATGGGGTTGTCATATACGAACGCCTTGATTGGGAAGTTCGTATCAACACTGACGTTATTAGAGCCGGGCCAGTAATTGTTGAACACTGTTTTCTTAGTGTTTGAATCAACATACTCACAGCCGTTAAAAACGCCAAGCGGGGCGACCGCTTGATCCGTAATGTCAATGACTCCGGCCGCTGTGGGAATTACAATACCGCCTTTGTAAATGGCATTAGTATTGTTGCTGGCAATCTCATACTGGGTCAGGCCCATGTTATTAGATTCACCACCCGTAATCCCAACCGGACGAAGACCAAAGCCACCAGTTAGTGCATTTGCCATCTTCTATTCTCCTTCGACACTATTTGTTAGTGCCTCCAAAGGTTACACGGGATTGACGTTCAGGTTTCGTGATCGTCATCGTTGAATGAGCGTTCTCTCTCATCATGTCGTGATCGACGGCGTCCATCTGGTCCTTGGATCTCCCTTGGAAATACTCGGTCCTTTCAGCCACTGTCTCTAACGGAATGCGAGCAAGAACAAGTCCACCGACTCCAAACACACCCTCAAATTTACCTGAATCTATTGTCGGGGCCTCAAAATCGGGATATTCATCTCTACGGACGAGCTCGTAACCTTCTCTAAGCTTGGCACTGACGTTTTTTCGATCATCAAAGCCGCGAGTCTCAACCCGTATCCAACGATGTTTATACCCATCGGGCGCAGGCGGTGCATCTAGCATGGACGGAGGAGCCCAAGGCTTACGCCTTGCTTGCTTCTCCCTAGTCTTAGTTGCGCGAGAGGAACGATCAGTGCCTTTTACAGCAGTTACTTCGTTTGTATCAGACATTGTCTACCTCTTAACGTATTTGGCGTATTCCTCAAGCGGGACTCCAAGCTTTTTGGCAATGGCGACCTCTCTTTCAGTCAAACGCACTTTTTTCGATCCAGATTTTTTAGCGGTTCTTGAAGCGGAAGCGACGTTCTGAATCGGTTTTCGCTCTTCTTCCACACCGGGTTCTTCGAATTTATGCGGAAATTCTCTCCGCATAGCTTCATCCAAAGCAGTATAGTAATCCTCAGTTTTCGGGTCTAGCCTTTTCTTTTCAACAAGCTCTTTATGTATCCCAAAAGCTGCATAAGTCATGGCTTGGTCTTTTCCAAACCACTCGTTTTCATCTGCCCA